GTCGTCTGCGTACCGGCACCGTTGGCCACCGGTGGCGTGTACGTGAACTGCACGAAGGCAAGCGGCTCGAGAACGGCCCAAGCCATGTAGCCGTAGAAGGCAATCTGCGTCCCCAACACGGACGGCTCTACGGCGGAAACTTGACCACCGACCGTCTCGTACGTCTCCACGAAAGTGGAATCACCCAAGATCGCCGTGTTCGCCGGGAAATTCTTGTCGACCACGAGCCGGATGCCGGCGATCGAACCGGAGAAGCTCGTGGGGCCGATGTTGCCGAGAGCGTTGCCCGGGTTGATCGTCGGGAACAGCGGACGGCCGGAGCTATCGACCATCGATCCGAGCATTCCCCACACGTCCGGGCTAACCCACAACGTGTCGGGAAGCGCGTTGGTCGCCGCGAAGATCGACGCCGCGCCGGCGAAGATAGCGCCTAGCCAATCGCCACCGCCGGTCGGATCGGTGACGGGTGTGGTGGCGGTGATCGTGGCATCGAAATAGGTACAGAACGCCGCGTCCGTGGCTTGCGCGTAGGCACCGGCCATGTCCGTGACGAGAAGATCCATGATCGACGGATCGGTCCAATCACGATCCTGCCACGAGAGGTTCACCACACCGCCGTAGGTCGACTTCGTCACGGTGAGCGGATCGATCTTCATCACCTGTGTAGCAAGATCCGTCTTCTCCGCGGCTTGTGGCCCGACGGTGGTGTGCTGGGTGATCTTGGGACGGGTGAACGTCTTCCCGGAAGCCGGCATCGGCCGACGCGTGGTGGCTTCGATCGCCGGACGCCGCGAGGTGTACTGAATGAACACCGGCTCCAAGATCGGCGTCGGAAGGATCCCGGGGTTGTCGGTGGTGGTTTGGTGAGCGGGCGCGGCCCGGAGGAACGCTTCGAACCGGCCCCGGGCACCGCTATCGGTGGCTCGTAGGCAGTAGTCCACGAGATAGGCACCGGGCGTCGGGTAGACCACGTCCGGCGTGGCGGCTCGCTGGACGCGTTCGGGGCCGCGGTCGTGGCTCTCCGGCGCGGTGCCGACGTCGGCCACGAGGTTCGCGTACTGAGCGGAACGCGTCGCGAGGTCAACTTCGATCTTGATGTCTTCGTCCAACGAGTCGATCCGGCTCCGACGCGATTCACACGTGTGCTGTTCGGCGTCGGAAAGGTCGCGATCTTCATCCGCGGCACGTTCGGTGATGGTGACAACATCACGAGCCGCCGTGTCTCGCTGCCGGCGAAGCCAATCAAGTCGCTTACTGCCGGTGAGTTCCTTCGTCTCCATAGCCGTTCTCCGTTCAAGAGTGTGGGTTCTCTTGCACGGGTGGCCGTCGGGGACGGGTGTCATGCGTTGGTGTGCGCTCCGGCGACCGAAGCCGGACCGGAGGTGCACCCGGTTCGGTGGTTCCTGCCAGACGTGGGAGCCACTCCGGAACCGCCGTACGGGTACCCGGAGGAGCGGGGTTAGGGTCCGGCGGCTCCAATGGACATCGGACGCCGGAGCGCAAAGCGACGAGGTCAATCCGTCGGATCGCACCTAATCACGCGTCACGCGTTCTGTCCACTGTTGCCAGTAGGCGAGCCGCTCCGGGGGACCTTCGCGCGGTGCCTCTCGTACGGCGGCTACTTGCGCGCCCCGGTACGCCGGCACCATACAGAGCGCGACGTGATGGATCGCCTTGATACGCCGGCGAGCGACTATCTCTTTGCCGGAGCGTCGGATCGTCGGGCTCGTTCCCGGGATGAAGGCGAGCGAGAGCCCGGGTGTCTGGCCGTCACGGATCTTGAACGCGGCTTCGCGTCCGGCTTCGGTGTTGTCGAGACGTAGGTCGGCTCCTAGCCCGTCGGGGCCGTCGCGCCAGACGTCACCGCGGCCGACCCAATGGCCGTTGTGTTCAAGTTGGACGCGGAGATACGACGGCTTGCCCCGTAGGCACCGATCGAAACAGCCGGGTTCGAACATCTCCAAGTACGGGCCGAAGCCATCATCGACACGAGCGACTTCGTTGTACGGCGCGAGGATCCCGGTAACGGTTCGGCCGTCGCCGGTGAGTTGTAGGTCTTGCTCCGTGGACCGAATATAGAAACCGTCGATCATGGTATTAGCTCTTCCGGGATGTCGGATGGCTGTTCAATGAACTCCGTCGCGCCCAAATTGAAGAAGCTCCGGGCTTCGGCGACGGAGAAGAGCCCGGCTTGCAACGTCTTCGTGGCGAGGTCGACACGAGCGGAGATGTCCGGCCGGAGAACGTTGGCTTGGAAGAAGCGGGCTTCCGTCGTCCGCGGTAGACACTGGAGCGAGAGTTGCTGTTCCAATGGGACGATGTACGCCATAACGGTTGTGGTGATGAACTGTTGAAAGACGTCCGTGATGTTCCGGTACGTCAAGCTTGGACTATCCAAGCCGAGAAGGGCACCGGGAATGCCCATGGCCATGGCCAACTGTTGGGCGTTCAACTTGCGGGTTTCGTTCAATTGTGTTTTCTCGGCATCGGAGTCCAGCACTTCTAGCTCCGTGCCACCGGGTACCACCGCCCAATCCCGGGCTTGGGCCACGGCTCGCATCTTCAACTTCAAATCGTCGGCTTGTTTTTGGGTCAACTCCGGGTTCGGATGTTTCACAACGCCCGGGGGAACGGCCCCACCTTCGAAATACATCGCCGCCCAACGTTCCGCGGCGACGGAGCTTGCGATAAGCCGCCGGTACAGAGCCAAGATCCCCTTGCCGACAAGTTGGCCGGTGAGTTGGTTCATGGTGACGTGGAAGACTTGTGACGGCTCGTAGCGGACACCGTTGATGAGATACCAGTAGCTTCGATCGGCGTCGTTTACGGTGATTTGCCATTGTCCGGCCGGTACCGGAACCATGACATCGGGCCACCCGGCGATGTTGTTCGGCCCCAACACGGCCACGTAATTGCCGTACAGAACCATGTCGCGGAGATACTCGTTTATGAAGTCTCCGAAGGTCCGTGACGGCCCCGGTGTTGGGTTTTGCAAGATGGGCGGATCCACCACGAGCGGAGAGGTCACGCCGGCAACCGTCCGGTAGCCGTGCAACGGCATTTGTAGAAGGAGAGAACTCGTGATGCCGATGAAGCCACCGACGACGGGAAGGTCTAGGGCTTCGGCTTCGGTGACGTACTGCCACCCGTCGTAACCGGGCCAATTCCCCCAAATGGAGTTTTGCCAAGCCGCCATGGCGCCCATCTCGTTGGTGCCTTTGGACGCGCTATGGATGATCGGCGGTGGTTTCGCTCGTGAAAGTAGCGTTCCGATCGTCATGATTTAGCTTCCCGGTTGTAGGCGCGTTCGATATAGAGACAAGCGGCAAGGGCACCGACGGAGAACGCGATCACGAAGTGCCAATGATCAAGTACAAACCACGCGGCGACGAACAGAGCCGTGAAGGCGACCACTTGGACGACGGCTAACACGATTGTGATTTGTCGGGGCATCAATACACCGTCCAATTGGGAACGGGCGTCGGAGCTTGCGCGGAACCCCATAACGCGAGAACCGCGGCAATGGCCGCGTCGTTGTCGGTTGTGTTGGCTATCCGGTGGACGCTGGACACGAGCCCGTCCGGACCTCGTCTCGTCGCCGCTAGGGCTTGCGAGATGGGCGTTCCGCCGGGATGCCGGAGCGTTCGTTGGTTGACCGCGGCGTAGAACATCCGGCAAGCGCGCGCCCATTCGGCCGGTCTAACCACGGTGAGTGGAATGCCCGCATTGCCCGCTATACGCCTTGCTGCCGCCTCGCACGGGCTTTTGGCTAGGACGACTGCCGAACCGGGCTTCCAGCGGCTTAGAACGGCTTCTAGGCGCCTCTCAGCCGATGCTAGGGCACCGGGGCCGGCGAACGTCTCGACAAGCTCCAAGTGGTGGCGATCGTGGTGGGTTGCACCGGCAACGATGCTCACATGACGGAGTTCCGGGCCGGCGTCGATGGCAACCACGAACGGTTGCTTCACCGGGAATGGATCACGGGTTATGAGCGAATCCCAATCTTGGACGCTCACCCATGTTTGGATCGCCGTAACCTTCCGGCACAGAACTTCGACTTCAAAGACGTTGCGAGGATCGGTTTGGAACTCTGCAGCAACGACCTCTTCGTCCAGCAAGTAGCCGAGAGCGGGATTTGCCATGGCCCACGTCTCCGGCTTTCCGGCATCGGCGTTCGGTGCCGCACTCCATTCGTAGTAGCCGACGGGAGTTTCAACACCGGCTTCGATGGCGTCACGGCCGATGTTCTGGAGCTTGTTGAGAACTTCGCTTGTGTGATCGCCTTCGGTCGATATTGCCCACAATTGGGAGTCCACACGGGCTCTACGCGTCTTCTCAATAGCCGCGTAACCGTCCCAAGAGTGCAATTGTCGGATTTCGTCCATCAAGATTAGATCGACACCGGAGAGTCCACGGGCACCGCCAGCATTGGACGCCACAATCTTGTACCGGCCACCGTTTAGGTTGAACTCTTCGTTCCCGACGCCACGGCGGATCCGACCCAACGGAAGCCCGTGAGCTTCGGCCGTGTCGTAAATCTGTTCCCACGTCTCCATTGCGAGGTTTCGATTTTGCGCGGCGCCGACAACCATCTTCTCGCCGAAGAGGCACATGCCGCCCAAGATCCGAAGCGTGGCAAGCGTCGTCTTCCCGTTCTGGCGGGCAACGACGGCACAGATGGTCCGGTGAAGGAACCGGCCGTTCCGGCGAGCGCAACCTTCACGGAGCAAGAATTCCTGCCACGGCATCAACTCAAACCCAAGCTCTTCTTTGGCCCAATTAATTATCGCGTTCCCATACGAATAATCGGTACCCGGCTGTTTCTTTGACGCTATCCGCGGATAGGTGTCACCAATTACGGACGAGTTGGCTACAAATAGGTCAGATTGGGTGTAAATATGGGCCTTGCT